GCTGAAGCAATCCTCAACTACAATCCCGTCGTGGCGTGCGATGTCTACGCGGCAGAGGCGACCCTCGACTACGAAACCCCTCCACTCGCCCCATGCGAGGTTTATGCCACTGAAGTCGTACTCAACTATAACATTTGGACAGGCGAGAGCGAATGGTCCGCTTATCCCTTTTCCGGTTCACTTTCAATGCGTGCCGCAAGGATGCGAAGTGTTCGTCTCACGAAGGGAATAAGATGGTACCATCACTGAGGAAAGCCCTCAACAAGATGCGAGATCCCAGTCTTGCGGGGAAGCTCCGAGTCGCCTACGGGAACGACTTGGATAAGTTGTTTCTCAACTTCAAAGAGGATTATAAGAAACGGCTGGGTATGCGAGAGATGGCCGAGCCGTCTGCTATCGCGAACACGATAGCGCAGAAGAACATCGAATATGCCATCAATGCGACGATTACCATTCCATCTAAATCGGTAATTAACAGAAACGTCGCGAAGGGGTACACGGCAGGCGCAGTAAGGGGGACGACATTCCTCAATGCCGCTGGGGTGAAAGTCGCTTACAGCCAGATGCCCGTCGACCAGAAGGTCATCTCAATACTGGAGGAGCGCAACATAAGCGACTTGGACGGGATCACCACGAAGATGTCCAGCGACATAATGCGCTCGATAAGCGACGGTGTGATGGACGGGCGAGGGATAGAATCCATCGCGAGGGACATCGACGAGACGATAGACGGGATAGGCCGGGACCGCGCGCGGTTGCTTGCTAGAACGGAGACCATGACCGCGTTCAACAGGGCGGCACTTACACAATACGACAAGATCGGCGTGGACGAGGTCGAGTGGTACACGAGTCATTTAGAGAACGTGTGCGAGGACTGCGAATCATTAGACGGGCAGAAGTTCGCGATGGGAGAAGCGCCTCCGTGCCCGTATCATCCGAACTGCCCGTGCATACTATTACCAGTCATAGAGACAGGAGTGAAAGGATGAAGCGACTACGAGAACTGTTTCGAAAGGAACCAGCAGTGACCGAGCAACTGATAATATCAAAGATCTCAATATGCTATCGGTGCGGGCAGGTATTCGCCAATGAAGACGAAGCACCGAACCATCTCTGTGTGGGAAGAGATGTCAGTGCGACGTATTCTTTCGACGCCGTCACGACATCGACGTGCACGCATCAATATCGAGATTTCACAATAACAACGGAGGAGAAGAAGTAGATGCCGTTTGCAGAGTACAAGAACTTCGCCGATTGCGTCGCGAAGAACAAGAGCAAGGGAAATCCCGAAGGTTACTGCGCGGTCATAATGCGCAATGTCGAGGGAAAGCCGAAACAGCACGAGGCCAGGGAAGAGAACGAGTTTTACCTTGAGCAAGAGGCGGCGGCACTCGATGAGATCCGCCAACTGACGACCGTCGGGGGTTTCAAGTCCCCCGACCCGGGAGAACTCCCAAAACAGAAAGCAACGGTTCTCGCGCAGGTATATGCAGACTGTCGTTCGAAGCAACACGGTTCCGAAGACCCTGCTGATAAAGAGAAGTGCGCCAAGATCGCGTGGAGCGCGGTACGGAGGATGGAGAATGTGTTAGAGCACAGACCAATATCGCAGACGAGGACATTGGAGATTTCAATTTCCCCGGGGAACTTCGTTCGCTTGAAGAATGGCGGGTTGCAGGTGAACAACATCATAGCACTCGCCGAGGGCACATGGACGGATTCAGCAATTGGGACACCATTGCATTATCCCGCTAGGATACTCGAAAAGGATGCTGAGAATTGGATAGGAAAAGGCATCTGGTCGAGGCATCAGGGCGGGTCGCCGAGGGCTATCACTGATAGGATCGGCATGATTAAGAATCCTCGATATGACGCGGAGACGAAGGCGATAATCGTGGATGGGATATTCCACGGCAGGTCGCAGGCGTCTAAAGATGTCATTCAAATGATTGAAGATGGAGAGGTCACCGACGTCTCAGCAGAGGTCGGTGGCAAGGAAGTCTGGAATGCAGAGACGAAGCGGTACGAGGCCGCTAGCTTGGCATTCTACGGTTTCGCGACGGTCGACCGAGGCGCGTGTACTGTATGCAAGATGAAGCGCAACGAAGCGGCCGAGTGCGAACAACTAGAACAGAAGGAGCGGGAAGACATGGAGACAAAGGAACTGGAGCAGAAACTCGCCGCTCTTGAGACCGAAAAGGTCGAGCTAGCAAAGAAAGCAGAATCGGAGAAAGCCGAGCTGACAAAGCAACTCGAAACCGTTTCGAAGTCCAAGACCGACGAGGAATCCGCGCATAAGACAGCGGTTGAGGCTATGACGGCCAAGATCGCCGAGTATGAAACGCGGATTAAGGAGCTTGAGAAAACTCCCGCGTCGCCAAAGACCCTTCCGGGCAATGGCGACACTGTTTCGAGTCGGGCAAAGGAATTGGAGGTTTTGACTCCGGCGACGATTCGGGATGGGGAGGTTTCGAGAGCCTAAACCCTAAAGAAGAAACAAGGAGGAAAGAGAAATGGCAAACGACAGAACAGCATTCCCGGCGACCATGAAAACGATTCTAGTGGCTGGGAATAATGTGCAGAGCTTCATCGCCAGTGGAGCCATCTCCGCGGGTCAGGTTGTTGCGATAGATGCAACTGGCGTGACCATGACTGTCCGAGCGGCAGTCGTCGAGGCGGGAGAAGCCCCTCTCGGAGTCGCAATCCAAGGAGTGACGGCGGCGGAAGCTACTGCTGGGAAACAGGTGGCGGTCGCGATGCTCGGTTGCATCGTCTACGTCTCGAACTATTCGAGCGACGTAGACATAGATGCGGGCGAGCCCGTGACTACGAACGACTGCGCCGTCGGCGGCACAGTGATAGCATGTTCCGGAGCGGCGACACAGGAACTCGTCGGCAGGATGCTTGAGGATTCGACTGCGGCATCTCTGACGATGGAGAAGATGCTTGTGCTCTGCGGAACTACGAGCGTGATCCACGCCTAAGGAGGGGACACAAATGGAAAACAAACCAATAAGAGACTTGTCCGCCTACTTTGAGCCCATCTTCAGGATACAGGGTGGGTTCGCAGACAATGCCGAGAAGAAGGAACTCGTGAAGAGGATTCCGGCCGAGCTTGGATGGCCTCAGGGCGAGAAGACCGTCCCGATCAGGGAACTGCTTCTCCAAGATGCGGTAGACACCACGCTCATACAGACCGCCGTGTACGACTCCATCATCAAGGGAGCGTGCCCGGCGCAGTGCGTGAGACAGGCACTCAATGTATGGCCGATGGCCGGCAATGCGATGACAGTGAACATCGGTGCCACCAAGGGCTATGCGTCTGAGGTCGCTGAGGGAGCCGAGGTTCCGAGAACGACCGAGCACCCGACGCCCGCGACACTCACCTGCAAGAAGTACGCTGACAGAGCGGAGATCACGCAGGAGATGCTCGATGACGCCGTTGTGCCGGTGATTCAGTGGCAGCTGGAAGCGGCTGGACTGAGGCTGGAGAACGCTCTGAACCGCAGGGTTCTGGACGCACTCACGACTCAGGCCGTCGTGATACACCACGACTGCGCAGGCACGAACCTGGGCATGGGTTCTCTGGCCGGAGCACTCGGACAGATGAGCGGGGTCAATCTGCAAGGAACCGACCTCATCATGTGTCCAGAGTACAAGGCCATACTGATGAAGGACTATGTGCCTTCGGTCGGGTTCTTTGAGCTGGGCGACACTGCTAGGACCGGCAGGCTGGGAACCTTGCTCGGGGTGAACTTGCACTTGTGCAACGCCGTTCCAACGGCAGGCGCGGGCGCACTGTTCGACTACGACCTTGATGGCGACATCGGTGCGTACTTGCTCGACAGGAGCGCGGCTGGCGCAATCGGCATGAGGCAGGACATCACGACTGTTGACTACAAGGAACCAATCAGAGACCTTGTCGGCATGGTAGTGAAGATGAGGGTGGCCTACACCTCGTTCAACACCAGCGCGTGTTGCGGGATAGAGTACTGAGTACTCATCCCCTCAAACCTTTTTCATTTCCATCTCAAGGAGTGAACAAACATGAAGAAAGGCAAGTTCTTCTCAACGGACATAGCAACGATAGTCGCAACCGCGACCTATACGACCGAGACTCCCGCGATTGACGTATCACGAGCGAAGAGATGCGTCTTGCAGGCGAAGGCGACCGGCGATAACGTAGGCAGCTCCGGGACTGTCACGTTCCACATAGCCGCGGTTGTCGGGGACCGGGTAGCGACGACATTGCATTCCACTTCGGACCTGACGACGGTTACTGTGGATGTATCCGGCGCGGCGGTCAAGTACGGCATTCCCGTGCTCATCGACTGTGACGGCATGACTGGGCTGGAATGTACGTCTGTAGTGAACGGAGATGCTGCGCAATCGATCAGCGCGGTCAATCTGTTCTACGGGCTTGTCGGGCGCGAAGGCGAGATGCTGACATCAGCAGACTCGGTGTAAACCTTTTCAGACTTTCCAATCACGAGGGATAACGATGGCAACGAAGACGTGGACACAGACAAGTGGCAATCTTGCCAGCACAGACGCCAATTGGAATGGCGGCACCAAACCGGTGACTGGAGATAACATACTTTTCAATGCTACCTCGACTGCCAATTGCACGTGGGACATGGCATTGGCTTTCGGGAGTTACTCCGTGGCTGCGGGTTACAGTGGCGTCATCACAATGAGCGCGACCTTCTCGTGCACTTCATTTACCATGACCGCGGGTACATTTGCGGGCGATCAGACTCACGAACTGACTTGTTCTGGGAACATCTCGTGTACCGGAACTTATGCGATTAGCAATTACACACTTTGCTTCACCATGACCGGAGACGGTACCTCGATAACCGTGAATAATTGGTTTTACCCTTGGCGTTGTCACATTAATGCTAATGTTACACTTGTTAATGCTGGGAACGGGATGATTCTAGGGGCGACTAACAATGCACTGGAGCAGTTCAGTGTTGCGATTGATAAGACTTTCACTATGAACCTTTTGGTCATCCTAAATGACGCAATAGTTGGTACTTTCACGAACTATGGGGTCATCACAGGAACGGGGGCGCTCACTATACGGATGGCCGGTCAAGCCACAATGACATTATCCGCAACTCTTGGAGCAATCTCCGCGCCAGTCGTGGTCGTCTGTCCTTATGCGACCGCCCATAGCACTCTGACGCTCAGTAGCGCCCTCGTGCTTGGGAATACATTGAACATCACATCCGGGGCCGTCGATTACAACATGACTCTGGACGCCTCGGCCAGCAACTATCCCATAAATGCTACGAATATCACCATTGGGACGCGAGGTGTTATTAACGGACGCGCCGCACCCATTTCATGTGCGGGAACTTGGGACTCAAGTGCGGGAACATTCACTCAAGGCACATCGACGCTGATAATGACGGCGGTTGGAAACTTAAAACTCGCGGCTTCAGGATGTTATCATCTTCGCGTAGCCGAAGGTGCAACGACCACACTGACCGCCGCGCTCAATGTCTACAAAGACCTCAGAAATAACGGAACCCTGACACGGGGAGCGAACACCGTTTCACTTCTAGGAGCAGGAGAGCAAACCGTTAGTGGCTATCCCGACACGGCGATCACGGTGAATAGTACGGGTCCAGTCATCTTCTTGGACTGTGCTCACCATCCGATAGACACGACTTTTACGGCGGGCGCGTGTGTCTGGGTCGGGTTGGCCGCTTATTCATCGTACTACACCTACGGCAATCTTTCAATCAGCGCGGTATCTCGCAAGCCGACCGCGTTCCAGGATATTGATAACGGTTCTGGTACGCTGACTTTGGATGTTGAAACACGCTGCAAAGATTTGAAGACATCCGCTGGAGCGACGACTGTTCAATCGGCTGGTGTGCAGATCGGCATAGCGGGGAAGATAAACACGATAGGAACTCTGACGATAAACACACCTACAAAGATTCTCAGGGACCACGATGCTGTTCGGCTCAGACCGTTCCCCGTACAATTCTGCGTCAATCAGCCGAAGGGATGGGGTGATGCCTGACGGCTCTGAGCACGGATAACGAAGGCAAGCGGATGACGAGGAAGTGGGCGGAGGAGCACGCATTAGCACTCATCCATCCAGATCGTTTCACCGATGAGGAACTGACATGGCTCGACATCGACCCGACGACAGCGACCGAGTCGAACGACCAGAACCCAGACATGTTCTTAATCGACACTCAACCAGAGGATTCGCGCACAGAGATTAAACATTACGATATTCGGACTAGACCAGAAGTAGGTGACTAAATGGAGCAAGCAAAGTTGGCAAGGCTACTCGCAGTTGTGGTAGCGATAATCGTGTACGCGACCGCCGCGTCTCAGGGGGAACTCTGGAACTTGGGCATCGCGTTCGCGGTTGCCGTAGTTGCGAGTCTGGGTATCTGGCTCCAGCCGCCCACGGACTTGGGCAACTGGGCGAAACTGAGAGACCATCTGCTCCTGAGCGTACCGTTAGCAGGATTGAGCGTGATCGGTGGATTGGTGCTATTCACAGACGGAGTACTTCAATTCACGGCCATCTTCGGCCTGTTCATCGGTCTGTTCACGACGGCAAGCGTCTTGGAGCAGCGCCTCATGGGAGACAAACCGTGAGGCAAACCCTTTCCTTTCATTGGAGGGATAGACATGGATGGCATAGAACGACGGATTTCCTCTTGAGGAGATGAGTACATGGGAAAAGAAACTTCCGCAGACCCAAACCTAGTCACACATGAAGTCATAGCCTCACCCGGTCAAGTGGTGAATATCCGCGAAATCAAAAAGAGCGACGACACTCTCCTCGAATATCTCGATAAGGACGGGAAGTTCGGCGCGATGTCTGTGCATTCAAAAGGGATGACGCTTTCCGAACCGGACCAGAATCAACGCTGGTATAACGACTTGCCCATAGGACCGTGGCACATCCGCAAGGAACAACTTTTGAAGGTGGGCATCTCAGGCGCGTGGGATTCGGTCACCATAAACGACCCATGGTTGATTCGCAAGGGAGACACCTACTACCTGTTCTACGGCGGATATGATGGAACCCACGCGAGAATCGGCTTCGCAACATCTCAGAATCTCTATCAATGGACGAAGGGTGTTTCGAACCCGGTCTTTCAAGAGGGAGCAGGCGGCCAATGGGACGACAAGTTCGCGAGCAAAGCCTCCATCCTGCAAATCGGTTCGACTTACTATATGTATTATGAAGGGATGAATGTCGCCGAACTGAAACAAATAGGTCTAGCTACATCGACCGACCTCGTCACATGGACGAGGAGTCTTCTCAATCCGGTCCTATCTCCCGGTTTAGAACCCGGAGCGGAGACCACGGTGAACATACTGGCTCCGTCGGTGTTGGAGAAGGACGGGGTGTACTATATGCTCTATGCAGGCCAGCCGAATGGCGCGCCTGATTACAGATGGCGCATCTACTACGCGACCTCGACGAACGGAATCGCATGGACGAAACAAGGCAAACTCCTCGATGTCACCGCAGACACATGGGATGCCGGATGGGTCGGTGTCCCGAGTATCATTCGAGTCGGGGCTTATTATGTCATGGCGTATTGTGCGTGTAGTTCCCCTCCCCCGAGTCCGAATAGCGAACCGCCGCCCGAAGGTCTTGGGATGGCGTATTCCACCGATTTGGTAACATGGACGAAATCCGTCGACAATCCCGTTATGACCTCAGAGACTTGGAGAATGTTCGTAAAGACTTTCTGGAGACCTCACCTAGTCAATACCGAGGGAAAGGTTCTCATGTTCTTCAATGCCTCGGGCGCGGCGTTCGAGGAAATATTCATCGCAGTCCCCGCGATTAATTCCATCGTCCCGGACATGAGAGACATCGACCTTCAAGGAAATCTGTTCGCGAAAGGAATCTGCATCTTGGATGCATCAGATGGTCACGAAATAGACTGGTCGGCCACTGCGAAAGCCTGCGGCGCGAAGTGGTACTGCAACATGGGAACGAATCACGGCATCAATACCATAGGAGATTCGGGCGGGTTCTGGCGGGTTCAAACAGAAGTAGGAATCGGGAATCCGACATGGATGGAAGGTCAAGACAAGAATTACAATCTTCGAGAAGGGGGGTTGGGCCTATACGCGGTTTTCAGGGAATACAGCAATGCGGATGTATTCTACGCTGTCGGATTCTCCGATGACCGAGGAGCGCTCGGACCATTGAACACGGACTGCGTTCTCATCTGTCTCGATACCAGAGTTAGCGCAAACTATGTCGTGAAGGTTGCCAGATCTGGTGTGGTGAAGAACCTCGATACTGGGGTAGTTGCCCCCGGCAATCTGGCGATGAAGTGGGAGCTGCGACAGACAGCCACCGGGATGGATGTCTATAATCAAGACAAACTCGTCCTGCAAATCGGGGCCGCCGATATGCCAGTCGCGACAACGGGCCTCCGCAAGATGATAATGATTGACAATCTCGGAAGCGCGGTTCTCAACTGGTTGGATATTGACTGTTTCATTCCGGTCATGCATAGATGGTGTGAGGTGTAGAAAATGTCTGGAACACTGGACTTCAATGGAACGACGCATACGATAATCGCGGACAGCACTGAGACATGGTTTCAGATGACGAGCACGACGGGAACAGGAACGCTCATCATGGACTCGGGTTCGATTTTGGAATTCGACGACGCGCTCGGCGCGGGATTCCTTCCCGCCGCGAGCAACATCGTCATAATCGTGAACGGGAACTCGACGAGCAAGTGCACCATCAAGTCGGCCAATTCGTATCCCGATTACAGATGGACTCTTCCATCTTCACTCGTAACGGGAGTGGCTACCCGGTGTATTTTCAGAGACTACACCGGAACATTTCCGGCAGGACTCGTCCTAAACAATCCCGAATACATCACCGACCCCTACACATACGCAACCTCAACCGAACTTGTCAATCTTACCGGGAGCACTCTGACGGAGGCGGTTCTACACGAGATCCTCGGTCAAGCGACGAATGAAATCAACTCTCGATTGGCGATGGACGGAATCACCGTATCGAGTGCGAGCGACATAAACCTAAGAGCAATCGGACTCAACAAGGCGTTCGCTATGGTGATGCGCCGGATGTTCGCAGACGGGACACGTTCGGGTTCAATAAACACGGACGGGGGTTCCAGTCCCGACCCGATGATTCTGGCAAATGAACGCGAGACGATGGCGGAGACACAACTGAAAGTGTACATCCGCGAACATCTACCCTCTACACGTAAGAGACTCTGGGCATTCAAGGTGAACGAACACGGTTGAGATTCAAGTACCTAACGCGCAGGCAATCGTGGATCACCTTAGAGGGTTGGCCGACCAGTACCCGGGCGAAGTCTCCATAGCTTTACAGCGCGTACTTGAGGAAATCCTCACCGAGTCGAAGAAGATATGCCCGGTGAAGACAGGATACCTCAGAGGGTCGGGATATGTCTCAGAGCCGGTTCTCGGTTATGGGCAGATTCTCGCAACCATCGGTTACAGCGCGGAGTATGCTTGGTGGGTACACGAAAACCTAGAGGCATATCATCACCCGCCCACGAAAGCGAAGTTCTTGGAGGAGCCTCTTCAGATGTATTCAAAGAACATCCCGGAAGCGGTCCATAGCGAAGTGAACAGGATACTGGGGATTTGAAATGGTTCTTACTGAGGATATTGTCGCTCAGCTCGTGACAGGGGCGGTAGGTGTAGCCGGTCATATCGTCGGCACGACTATCACCCCCTCAACGGGAACGATATTCGAGAACACGCTACCCACCCTCCCGGATGACTGTATTGCGGTGTTTGCATACGGGGGAATCCCACCATCTGTAGACTGGGAGGGGGAGTTTCCTAATATACAAGTTCGCGTGCGCGCGGTCTCTCACGACACCGCATACGACAACGCTTACCATGTAATGCACACGCTTCACAAGCTCACGCGCACGACAATCAACGGCACGATTTATTATTGGATCGCGGCCAAGCAATCGCCCTCTTCATTGGGGAGAGACGCGAAAGGGAGACACATCTACGTCGTCAACTTTGATATCATAAAGGAGATGGAATAATGGCAAACTACTCGCCCGGGGAACTAGCGAACTTCAACTACATAACCGAAGGCACTTACGGAACGACTCCCGCGACGGCCCTAGTGTGGGGATGTACTATCGAATCAGCGAAGCCGAAGGTCAATGCTCACCAGGCGTTTCATCTAGGGTCCACATCGAGGTCGTTCTCGGACGTCACTAAAGGTGCGTGGGACATCGGATTTAAACTGAAGGGGTGGTCGAGAGCCTTATCAGTGGCGATCCAATGGCGTGACTTCTGGGCTATGTTCGGCATGGGTAGTATCACCGCGCTCACCGAGCACCTGCCATCATTCTCGGCGCAGTTTCGGTTCGATTTGGCGGCGGACGTGTACTGGCACTTCAATGGATGCAAGATAAACAAACTGAAACTGTCTTGCGACGGACCGGGACAGCTCATCGACTTCGAGGCGGATGTCATAGCAAGATGGGTCGAGAAGAGCGTTTCGAAGACATTGGCCGGGCTACAAGCGGGTGTGGTCGTTGGCGCAAATGCCACCGATGTCACGACTGCCATATTGACCTGGAGCGGGGTCTCCCAAATCAACATAGCGGCGGGCGGTTTGGTCGACTGGCATCCTAAGAATTGGAGCATCGAGATAGACAATGGCTTGGATGTGACGATGGGGAACATCTACGGGGCAGACACACTCTATTACCACTGCGCAAGAGCGATACAGGAAGGCAAGAGAGACATCATCTTCACCTGCGAGGTCGACTTGGAGAATGAGACTTACAACACGGCGAAGTTGGCGGGTTCTGCGATTACGGCCCTCACGATCCCGATAGACGATGATACCATCACACTAGCGAACGGGGAGATAATGCTCGAAGACGACGACCTCCCAGAGTTCAAGCGAACCATCATGATACAACCGTTACGAATCCGATTCAAGAATATAGCGGTCGCGTGAGGTGTTGGAAATGGACGACGAACGAGCATTGACATTCGCGCTAGAGACGCTTCGGACGGAGAATCGCAGTGAGCATCACGAGATACTCACGAAGCTCAACATCCTATGCACCAAGGTCGCAGTCACGGAGAGCAAGGTCGAAATATTGGGCAAGTTCAAGGATGACCACGAGGAAGAGCATTCCAACGACGACCGGACCGCTCTCGCGTACTTCATCGGATTTATCATGCTCGGACTCGGACTCGCGGCAGACTTCATACTGAGGCGATAGACGTGCCGACCCCACCTCTGGACCTCGTAGAGTATGAGGGCCGACCACCGTTTGCAGACTTCAAGCCCGTGTGCATGGATGATTATATCAAGTCCTACAAGAAACGCTGGGCGTTCAGGACATCCATCGGCGATGTTGTTTTGAAGAAGCTCACGCAACTCGACCGAGACAGGATTCTGACCGTGTTCTTCGAGGAGAAGCCGGAACTGATAGAAGTCCTCAAGCAAGCGGAGCAACTGCGGAACTTCGAGCGCCGAGGCATTCCTTTGGATGCGGCGCACATTGAGAGGATGGAATCGTGCGGGAAGTTACTGCGCGATCAACAGAGACTCTTTTCGATGGCGTGTTTCGAGAACCCTAAGTTTGCATCTCTTGAGGATTACGATGCGTTCCTTACTGCACTAGACGCGGAAGAAGTCACTAAATTGTATATCCTTCTTTCAGAGCTTACAAGTGTCCGTTCTGCGACTGCGTCGTGCGAGATACTACTCACGATAGCGAAGGAGTACGGCATCCCCCTCTCGAACGACTTAACAATCGAGAACATGACCGCCGAGCAAGCGGACATATTGGTGAACACCCTCGAAAAGAAGGGCGAACTGATGAAGAGGGAGATGGAGAAGATTGCCGAGTGATTTGGCATTCCTAGAGATGGGAGATGCTGAGATAGTCGGCGGTTACGAATCCACCTCTTCTAGCATGGGAAGTTACAGTTCGCGTTCTATGAACCTCGGCATGGAAGGCATCTCCATCAGGTCCGTGTACCAGCCGATAATGGCCTTGGAAGGACTCGGCGTTCACATCGACATGAACAGTCAGTTGATGAAAGCCCTTCGAACGGTTGTCATCACGAACTATTCTATACTCATGCTTCAGGGCGCGTATCGGTCTATTGTCAAGGCTCAGACTGCGAGAGAGTTGGCACTAGCGACGGGGGAGACGACTGCGATGGCGATAGCGCAGCAATGGCACACAATCGCGATGGCGGCAGGAGCGGCTATCCTAGTCGGGGCCACTCTAGGTATCGGGTATGCTGTCGGGGAGAAGTTCGGTTCTGGCGATTGGAACCTTCCCGGGGGGAATCTGGGAGTACCTCAAGAGAGAAGGCAGATGGAGCACGCATTGGCAGGGACGGGGGTGAGGAAACGTGGATGAGGAAATCAGATACACATTGACACTTGTAGACAATATCAGTCCGTCCGTTGCACGCATCGAAGCTGGGCAAGGCAAACTCGCGTCCCAGATGCAGGCGACCACGCAGATAAGCGACAGCCAGAAGATTAGTTTTCTTATGCAAGTTCAAGCAGTCCGATCTATTGATATGGGTTTCAGAGGACTGAGCAACGTACTCATTTCAACCGGAATAGTCGGCGGCAAGACTGCGAAAACCTTACAAACACTGGGTATGGCGATTCACGGGGTATCGAGCGCGTTCCAACTACTCAAAGGTGCGAGGATGGTACTCATGTCATTGCAAGCGGCGGAGATAAGCCTCGCGTCTGTTGAGACGTATAGAAGTGTCCTTCACAGTCCGGCGAAACTGGCTCTCGTTGGTCTGGCTCTAGGGGCGGGTGCGGCGGCGGCCGGTTACTATGCAGGCAGAGGGTCGAACAAGACGACTGTGACTAACAACGTCACATTCTCACCGCCTGGTGGCGATTCGCAAGGCCAGCGAGAGATGGCGAAGGGTACTCTTAGTATCATAGGGGGTTAGGTTCATGGTATGGGCGGCTACGAAGACATCGGTTGATGCGGGATTATGGTGGGATGTCGCGCGATGGGCTCCCGCGGGAATACCCGGGGCAAATGATTACGTAGAGATTAAACACAACGTCGCAATCGACCACTCATTCTCGATTGCCGGACTCTATGTAAATGGAGGGATCCTCACCGCCAATGCCGCGCACACGGTTCAAATCAAGGATGCCGCCGGAACGCATAGTAACGGAGCACACATCCTGATAGCGGGTAGCGTGACGAGCGGATTCAATAGTGCCGCGATCCCAGAGAGCCCGTTCACCATAACCTCGGTGAATGCGACACCGACCTATCCTATCAGGATGATAATAGCTGGTATGACGGCGGATACCCGGACACTCAACTTCGATTACTGTGAGCTGAAAAACTTCGCTCCGAGCATCGGCAACCACACGAATTACTTGTTTTTCAACACTGGCAACGTGACGAATAACGGAATACTTGACCCTCCGACACCGATCCGACGCGACCAGAAGATAGACGAGATTTACTGCGAAGGGAGGAGTTACAGCCGGATATATCCCGAGGGAGGACACGCTGGAGTAATCGAACTATCAGGATTGATTCCGTGGTCAACCTATGCGTGGCAGACGCTAATTGTTATGAGGGACGCCAGGATTCGTGTGTCATACATCGGGCAATTCTGTACGATGCCAAAGGCAATCGTCGAATCGTTGCGGTTCGGGTCGCGCGACGGACCGTATATACCGTTCAATCTCACTCTGATAGAGGACCGTTAATGTCGCAATTTGAGCTGACCTTCTGGAACGATGCGGCGAAATACTACACTATCACGGAAGCATCAAACCAGAAGATGATTTCCCGAACATTTGAATGGACGGAGAACTACCCGAGAAAACTGACCGTTCAGGTCGAGAACAAGTCCTCGACCCCCGCAGAGAATCTTCTCAGCACTTCATTCGCAGGTTGGGACGCGGGTACAGGAGCGATTGATATCGGTGTCCGCGTCAACTATTTCGTTTACCCAGTGGCCGCTCCGACGACAAAGACCGAAGTCTTCTGGGGCTTCATCACAGAGATCTCACAGGCGAGTAACGGGATCCTGACCATCGTCGCGAGAGACTATCTGGAAAAGTACGAATATATCCAGCCGAACGCGATCGTATATGGCAATTACCGCGACCTGAAGCAGAAGGATACAACTGATTATGTCGGCACGACAACCATCGACGGTTGCACCGAAACGGGAGTTGTCTGGCCGCCGGTGTTCGTCGGTCTATCGAGAACGGATGACACCACGAATCTCGGCGGAGTTGGAGCGTCACTCGAGTATCTGTTAGGCACGACAATCATCCCAGATGTGGAAGACCCCTACGAGTACTGGTATTCTGCGCAAGCGTTCGTGGCGAAGGGCGACGGATTGATTGGGCTTCGATATTACTATCAAACTATGGACGTGTCAGTTGATGGGCATATCCACTGTGCCATCCAAGCCGACCGCGGAGACCGACCGAGTGGTGTGGACATCGCTTCGAGCGAATATCTCGTCGGACTCGGCGACCACGTCAACACGCCAGTGCAAGTAGACTTCACGAACGAGATGGCATCCGATACGGTTCAATTGGAGAAAGGGAAGAAGTACTGGGTGGTCTTCTCGTGCGATACTTCAATAAAGGTTACAGAAGATAGCGGAGGATTCGTGGCAGTCATCTATCACACTGGAATAGGCGCAAATCCTTTTGCCGATTCCTATTGGTGGAAGGTGCACGACGATGCCGATTGGACGGAATCCGTTGGTGACGATTCGAACCTCACACTCCGTCTCGACTTTGCATATTATGAAGAAATTGTTTTCGAAGACTATTATCTTTCTGGGACGACGATTGTATGCAATTCGAACGGCGTGCCCATCACGACCGTTAGTGGCGGCTACTACGCGGCGCACATTCATCGGGGCAAGGTATCGTACTACTATGGTACGGTGACCACAGAAGACATCTTTACCAGATTGATTGGCTTCACTCCGGATCCCGATGTATACGGTGAAGTTAATGCCAACTTCGACACTACGTATTCGCTCTATCAGACTCGCGGGAAGTCGGTCGGAGAATGCTTCCGAGAACTCTGCGACACGTTTGAGACCGCGGGAGCGTATACTGGATACCAACATGCGATTGCCGCTTACCGCAATGACGATGACGAAGACATAATCACTGCTGGGTGGAGACCGTTCACATTTGGATACACGTTCTCCCATGGAGCAGACACCACAACCGATGATGAGATACGGATAGTTTCCGTCAACCTGAAGCGCACGACGACCCAGAGACCTGCCAGTGTCATAGTGGTTGGAAAGGCCACAACTGGCGCGCCCATCATCGTACAGAGAGACGACCGTGCATTAGCAACATCTTTCAGAACCAAGTCGAAATTGACACTCACGACAACGCACACGGACGAGTCGATAAACACCCTCGCCGATGCAGATCGGAAGGCGTGGCAGATACTCGATTCGTTCACGCGCGGAACATGGGAAGGCACAGTAACGGTAGCCGGAGTGTATCCCGATCTCTTCCAACTCCAAGTCGGTTCGGGATACTATGGCGCGGGAGGGCATATCCATCTCAAGTATTCGCCGCTCGGGATAAACAATGTGGAGTTCCACGTCAAGGGTATCGTCCTTCACGAGAATACGACCGAGGTCCAAATCACGAATGAGGACTTACTAATACTCAACGCCTTGACGGATGCTCGAGGGCGAGCCGAGAGGAGTGAATCGTTCATCGCACCTGACGACCCATTCACGACCGTCTTCGCATCGGGATACACCAGTGCCGTTGAAGTTGCCGCAACGATGTACATGCAACTGTGCACGGCTAATAGTACCATCATCAACGACGGCGTGCGCGTTCTGTGTACCAGGACCGCAAATAGTCGCTATAATGACTCCACGTATCATGCCGAGTTCGAGACTATCAACGGGCACACGATAGATGGGACGAACCACGTCATGCAACTCGAACTCTGGGATGCGGCCTCTGGAGGGACTAGGCATACTACTGTTGCGCTGTACCCTAGTGAGCACTTTCCGAAGTGGAGAACGACTAGAGTCATTGCCGAGATTCACTGCAAGGCAGCAGCATAGGTCTATTCGCGCATCCTTCTAGCCTGACGCGCGAACCCGACCAGAACGATAGCAAAGTCCATTACGCTGATTGCTTGAGCGTAGTCGCTATATGAGGGGGGTGGCTTCTCACCGTGCATAGAAGCGACGGCAATCGCGTACAGTAGGCCGCTAAGCCCTATCATGGCCGACCCTAGATACAGTAGTATAGAGATTCTCGCCCTGTCCTCCCATTCGGTCACGCGGTCCGTATCCTCTCGAACCTATTTGATTCCGTTGGTAGGATTAGTAACCGAATAGATTTCGCCTTCTTCATTCCGTTAGTAAGATTACCAACCGAATCGGATTTCTCGGTACGATATTCGTATCGGCAAGAAAAATAGTCCGGTTCGACAATCACCGATTAACAGGTTGTATTTCTGGACTTTCGCAAGTTTCTAATAGTCGTGCAGGAAAAGGAGGAGTGACCCCTATTCGGTTAATAACATTATTTTATTAACCGAATTGCTAGGCACTCTTTTCTCTAGTGGAAATCAAGGTCTTCTTCTTACTTCTTCTTACTTCTTACTTGATCCTTTTCAAGGAAGGAGGAGGAGGAAGGTTAGAGAAAGGAGTTCGGTTGTTAAGGTTAGTAACGGAATGGGAACGGGAATGTGTGTGCACTTGTATGCTTCATCCGCGGTAGAGAGGTCTGGTACACGTGTTCCACCCTTTTTCCGGCGCGATTTGTAGGCCTGAATATATCGACGAACAGCACGGTTTGATAGGGAAACCGCGTCATATCATCCCATATCTTGGGAGGTTGTGACGCGCTGGTCCAAGGAATACCGGCGGACAATTTATATACTCGTGTCTACCTACTTACATACGGAGGCAGCAAACACGGCAGACTACACCGACGAGGAGAAGTGTGTTGAATGCGGGGCGGCAATCCCAGGCATCAAGGCTCCGAAGGAAATCAGCGGGAGTCTAATCTGTAAGAAATGCGCCGAGAAGCAGGGACTACCAACATTGATGAGCCAGCTCGGATTGCGACTTAGGTGCGAGGAGAAGGGAGAGGAATGACCGACTACAGATGCGAGATCCCGTATTGCCGAAGTCCGCCCTGGCTCAGGGTCAATGGCCGCGACCTCTGCGAGAAGCATTGGAGCGAGATGTGCGCCAGAGACCACGAGGAACATAAGAAGGTGAAGACGTGACCGACAAAGCAATCATCTTAAGAGCGAAGCACGCTGACGGGATGTATGTCGCGAGGATCGAGTTCGCGAAAGAGAGGACCGAAGAGATCGCGCGGGTGCTCAGACAAGCCGGGTTCGAGGTCGAGATACGTGCAACCCCTGTCTACTGATTCGGTTGGTAATCTTATTAACGAAATTGATACTTCAGCAACCCTTAAATATCGCGGTGTTGATATGTCAATGGTGCAACTGGGCGGGAAAGACATGAAAATGAATCCTAATCGCAAACACGAGACGGGGAAACCATCCCCCGTCAGTGCATCAATCTCTCGCCCCGTCTCGTGTGTATCTATTTCTCATCGGTGTCCGAAGTGCAAGAGAAAGATCATCGACACTCCTGGGAGGGAGTTGTCGTGTTCTTGTGGCCGGAGGGAGAGACCGTGAAGAAGGGGAAGGCGAAGGCGAGATGTTTCGTTTGCGGAACTAACATGGAAGCTGTCATCAGAACCGAGATAGTTTGTCCGAAGTGCGGTTCTAAGTTGCAGGAGGCTGACCGCGATGGGTGAGAAGTCGTGCGAGAAGTGCGAATCGTATTCCCCCTATGACCCAAATGACCCTGACGCTTCAATCTGCATTCATTATGACTGTTTCGCACCTGAGTTCAAACATTTCAACCCCCGTCCATCGGAGGTCGAGAAGAAATGACCGAGGAAAGCGAAGAGTACGCGGAATTCCTTGTCGAACTAGCACTTGAACGAAAGCAGGTAACGGAAGACTTCGAGCACACTCTTTTCAGATGCGCTCACTGCGGACAAGTATTCTGCCCCGATTGCGACCTATCGGCTGGGGTGAAAGACGTAATCGACCACGCCCCCGTCTGGTGCGGGTTGTGTCTCGACGTGAACACTTCTCTTCACACTTACGCGAATATGATTTTGGACAGACTAGAATCGAAGAAAGGAGGAACAACACAATGAGAGACTGTGAAGAGTGTAAGAATTTCGAGCCGAAAGAGAAGCGCCCACAGAAAGGATGGGTGTGCGACAATCCTGACTGTACTTCGATTTGCTATCGAATCCCCTGCGGCAAAGGTCCGCCCATCAACTGCACCGGATTTGGTGGTGCGAATCGCGACAGATGGCGACCATTTTACGGCAAGGTGGTTGAATGACCGAAAACCCGAAACTCACAGAACTCAAGATGATTTCCCAGTTGTGGGCACCTCTTTACGAATCCATCTACAAGACAATGGGATTTGTGGAAGGGAACGAGGCGAGGACGTCCGCGACTGCGACGGTGTTCATATCTACCAAAGACGAGTGGAAGAGCGCCGAGTACGAGAGGAAGCAGGAAGCGAGGAAGCACCCGACACAGACGCCTGCCACGCCATCGACGCCTACACCTGAGTTCAAGACCGCTCTTGAGATGAAAAAGGAAGAACCTGCGAAGCCGACTCCGGAACCCCCGAAGACCGAGCCATCTAAGGTTGACGAGCCGAGCACCAATATGTTCGGGACTGATAGATGGGGGAAGGCGTGGCCGACCTCGCTTACGTGCATGAACCTAGTGCCCACCAAAGAAGATCCTAAGAAGTTCGAGTTGTGCGGGGGTATCGCGAAGGTCCACCGATCCACCGACCCAGAGAAGGCGGGGTCCATCTTTGCGATTTGTCCGAAGTGCAATCATTTCTTGAAGCACGACGGCAAGCCTGGGAAGCCCGCGAAGCCACAGGAGTGAATCAAAATGACGCCGATAAAACGAATCCGCGCCTACAAAATGGTCCGACCCGACGGAACCGCGTTCAAGGACGGGAAGACGCTGTACACAGTCGGGAAGACCATTGAGGTCGAGAACCCCGATCCGCCTAGCACCGGACCATGTGGCGTAGGTCTACACGTGTGCAAGCACAAGTACGGCCCGACCAAGTATGTGACTTGGCCGTGGCGATTGTTGGAAGTCTCTTACCGCGCGAGCGATGCCATCGCAACGGACGATGAAAAGACACGGGTTAGAAAACTCAAGGTCGAAAGAGAGTTGAATGCGACGGACATCGGATTGCCGAATGCTCGCAGTTTTTTCAAGTTGGTAGACCGAGCGCGTCGGGTCAAGATGAAGGTACTTTCCGAATCGGATAGAAAGAAGGTCGAGCGACTAATCGCAGAGCACGTCGCGCGTCTGGAGCAATCAGACTCGCTGCATCGCGTGATACCCTTCAAGGGTGTGCAATTCCACTCGATTGAGGAATGGGACTCGGTCAGGGACTCGGTCTGGGACTCGGTCTGGGCCTCGGTCTGGGCCTCGGTCGGGGACTCGGTCTGGGCCTCGGTCTGGCCCTCGGTCTGGCCCTCGGTCTGGGCCTCGGTCAGGGACTCGGTCAGGGCCTCGGTCTGGGCCTCGGTCTGGGCCTCGGTCGGGGACTCGGTCTGGGACTCGGTCTGGGCCTCGGTCTGGGCCTCGGTCGGGGACTCGGTCTGGGCCTCGGAAAAGAAAAATCCGTTCCTACCGACCATGCAAATCGCGGAATTGGGCGCGTCATTCTACGGCATCGACAAGGACGGAATCGCGCATGTGATCGCGCCTAGTGAAGATGAGATACAGAAGAAGGGGGATTGAATGAGCGACGAAACCGGTAAGTTGGCTCAACCCCAGGAGTGAGAAGATGCCTGGTGCGTACAACTACGGGAAGTGCAAATCCTGCATAATCGTTCACGACGACGTCTGCGCGTTCTGCATCTTCCAACCAGAACTCGCCGACCACTACAAGAAGGGAAAGACCGAGTTCAAGGAGATGGAGTAGAATGGAAACTGAAAGCATCACAGTCGACCCGTTTGCGAAGGCGAAGAAGCTTTCGTTCACGGACTTGACAGGAGCGGGAAAACCGGTGTACTGCGCCGACGAGAAATCCCAACGCCGAGTCGGTTGTGTTGGAACTCGGACGGCCAACTGGCTTCGGGTTGAAACACACCCGACCGGTCCCGACTCTCAAAACCCGCTTCGCTTCTTGATAGCTAGATCATCAGAGAAGCCTAGCAAGATGGATGGGAATACCTAGCGAACAAAAGGGAGGGGAAAAATGGGATGGGACGCAATGTTTGTAGAACCACCGATGCCGAACAATCCTCCGCTGGAGCCAGATGTGGATGAGTACGACGACTTCGTAAGACCAGAGTTGCCTTGGAGATGGTACTGATGGCAAAGGTGTGCCCTCTCCTTGAGATAGCTCGGGCAATCAGAGACCCGTTGAGCAACCCCGCGCCTTGCATAGAGGCCGACTGCCGATTCTGGAATACCGCATACAAGGATTGTCAACTGAAGTTTGGAACATAGAAAACAGAAGGGATGGGATACAGTGGCAGGCAGACCGAGGTCGACTGGGAGAACCGCAAAATCGAGTTCCGTCAGCATCAAGGCTCATGTGCAACTGGCGCTGGAGGAACACCACATCACTCCCACTCGGGCGCTAGACCAATGGTATGACTGGGTTCTCGAAAGAGAGTCTGCATGGTATGAGGGGGCACTCATAGAGAAGCAATCGGAATGCGCGATGCTAGAGAAGAAGGTCCGGGCGGCAAAGGAACGCGAGCGCAAGGTGCAAGAGAACCAGTATCGGGTGACGAAATGACCAGAGAGAGATGTTTCGGGACCGACAAGCACGCGCATTGTAAAGTCAACTGCCGCCGCCGGATCAACTGCATTCAGGCTTACTTGCGCAAAGAGGGGGCGCTCCCGTGAGCAACCTCGGTTGGTATCAGCGGATACACGGACAACAGCAACACACCAACATCACTATGCATGCCGCAAAGATGATAGTCATTCGCGGGGGGAGAATCAAAGACCCCTCGGTTTTCAAGAAGTGCAACCCGCCATGCGAACCCGATCTTTACTTCGACTATGACGACCACGGGAAGAAGTTTCAAGGTATCTTAGAAGTCGAGACGAACGCGACCAAGGAAAGTATCGCTCGAAAACAGAGGCAATACGAGGAACAGGTCCGAGGAGTCATCCTTCACGTACTAGATTGTAAGAAGGGATTCGACAGGCACGGGGGCGAGGTGTTCGATTCTATCCGCGTAATGGAACGATGGCTGGACGAGGAGTTGCCTTTGTGAGAGCCTATCGTTATCGGAAATGGTCGGAGAGACTTCTGTGTCAGAAGTGCGGGCAACCACTGTACGCGAAGCACTCACAGGATAGAGGACTCTGTGTCCGTTGCGATATTCCTCCGAGGAGATTCCGCAAGGTGGCGGTGTCCCAATGAATAGTGAACTCAAGGACAAGCAAATCCGCAACCTTCAAGCGGAGACGATAGACGACTTGGCGAACACGGTCAAGTTAATGCACAAAATATCCAGAGGATACAACGACATGGCAAAGCAGAAGAGCTGGAAGGAGAACCGCACGATGATGGAGATAGAGAAGGAGTGCGCCAAGGGACTCACCAAACTCGACCTTCACAGTGCGGCACTCGAACACGCGAAGAGAGAAGTCCCTAAGAATCAGAAGAGGTTGATGAACTGATGGCAAGTGAGAAGACCCTATCCAATGTGAAGCAACACGACAAACTGAATTCGATGCTGTATTGGTATCCGAAGATAGCTGAAAACGTTCCGACCCCAAAGACATTATTCATAGACGTGGACCAGGTGAAAATCTTTGAGGCCATGGACGGAAAACCGGATAAGGAATACATCGCGCGGGTCATTCAAGGCGTCAAGAATGCGGTCAAATTGGTCGGTGGTCCTCCGGCATTCCTTCGTACCGACCAGTGCGCCGGAAAGCACGAATGGGATAACACGTGTTATGTCATCGATTTGGAGCATGTTGTCGGAAACATCTGTGGAGTTGCCGAAGCGAACGAATGCGCCGGAATCATGGGCCTTCGGTACAAAGCATTCGCAGTCAGAGAGTTCTTGAAACTCGAAGCGCCGTTCAAAGCGTTCTTAGGGATGCCCATTGCTAGGGAGTTTCGTTTCTTCTCACAGCACGGGGAGATACTGTGCCATCACCCGTATTGGCCAGAGGAAGCCATCAGATTCTATCACAACACCTTGGAACCCAAGGATTGGCGGGAAAGACTTTCTGAACTACAGAAAGAACCGGACGACTTCGAGACCGCACGAATCCTCGCTCAGAAGGTCACCGAATGGTCAAACCTTGCGTGGTCCGTTGATGTATGCAGAACTGAAAACAAACAGTGGTTCGTAACTGACATGGCCCTCGCCGAAGACTCCTATCATTGGGAGAGTTGTTCGAAGAAGGTGAACTGACGGACGGGAGCATATTCGGCTGGTTGGGGATCGTGTTAGTCAATGTAGCTTACATACCTCAGATAATCAAAACTATCAAACTCAAGAAGACCAACCAGATAAGCCCGTTGTTCTACCTTTCAATAGCTATCGGGATTGTTTTCTATGAGATATACGCACAGTTGAGAAGAGACCCCGTGTTTATCGTTTCGAATCTTATAGGTCTCGTTCAGCCGTGCTTGATGATTTACTTTTCAGTGAAGTGGAGGGGAAGATGATGAACCGACAAGGCCCGGGGAAGATAGAGTGGGAAAGATTCGACAATTTCGGCGGTTATAATCCGAAGGGAACAAACTGGGCACTCAGTATCGACGGAGTCGAGATACTTGATTTCTGGAGTAACGGCTTGATTACAGCTCCAGTCGGCTCTCCCGCCGAACAACTTGGAAAGAAGATTCCAAAACAGAGATGGAAGTGACACAATGACAACGAGAGCGGGAAAGGCGGAACCAATAGAATGCAAATTCGCGCCGATACCAGACTTATTTAACCGGATGACACCAGATTTCCGGAAACACCTTGTCGAACTCCTGAAACAAGATAATTGGGCGATCAATCGAATCATTGAAGTGCTTATGGAAAAGAAAATGGAAAACAGCGATAGAATTGCCCGTATTGAAGAAGCAATCAAAGTCTCCGACTCTCTCAAGGACGGTGAGGGATGATGAAGTGCCCAAAGTGCGGG